AATAATTATTTAATAAACAACTATTTTTTTAATTTATTTTTTTTCCTTTATTAATATTTATTAACGAATAAGTTTTTTCTATTACTGCTGTTATGTTAAATTCAGTTGTTTTAGGCATTTTATTATCAGTTATCCAAATTGGGTTAATTTCCCTTAAATCAAAAACAAATATTCCGTTAGGGGTTGAATTAATATATAAAGGTATTTCATTATCTTCTATGTACTTTTTTATAAGTTTATAGTATTTACTTTTTTCTATCATTAAATCTGAATAATGTTTTTTTCTGCATTTTAATTCTATTCGTGTATTTGTAGATTTTGAAAAACAATCCCAAGAAGAAAATTTATCTTCGCTTTGTTCAAGGTCTTTCCAATAATTTTGTTTTAAATATTCAAATAAACTTTGTTCGTTCATTTTAGTTTTTGTTTATATGTTTCAATTAATTCTTTTAATTCGTCTTTTGTCCATTTTTTTGTTTCGTGCGCTTTGCCCTGAAGCTCCATTAATCTTTGCGCTCCTATTCGTTGTTCTATACCTATTTGATAGTTTAACAAGTTACCGCTTAAATACGTGTTACAAGCTTCGCATTGCAAGTGTACGTTGTCTTCGTCAAACCTTACGTTTGAGTGTCCACCTTGCGAATAGTAGTGTCCTGCATTTTCTTTTTTACAAGGTTTGTTGCACGATATACAATTTAAACCGTTGTCACGAACACGAATAAATTTATTAAACACTTGTTGAGCAATTTTTAAATAATCGTTTGCGGTTTTTAAGTCTTCAACTAACTTCTTTTTTTTCTTGTTCCATTCCTTTAACTTTTGTATTTCAACCATTGCTTTTATACATTCGTTTTTTAAACAAAACTTTTGTAAGGTATTGAACGGTGCAAATTCATCCTTACAATTAAAACATTTTTTGGTTGGTGTTTTCAAAGTTCTGCGTTATTAAATTCTATTATTTTTTTTAAGTCTTTTACTTCCTGTTTTAACTCTAAATTTATATGCTGTAAATCAAAGTTAATTTGCCTTGCAGTTCTAAACTCTTTTTCTAAACGCTCGTAAACAACCATTGCTTTTTTTATTTCGTGTAAACTTTGCTCCATTGAATTAATTAAATCAGTTCTATTCGGGTGCTTCGTTTTTATGTCTTCAATGCTTACTTGTAATTTTAAACAAGTGTGGTTTAAGTTTATTCTGCTGCTTAATAGTTCAAGTTCCATTTTAAAATATATTTAAGTTAGTTTTACTTTGCGGTCTAAATTCCGAAATTACGTCTTTTCCGTAAACTTTAAATCCTAAACCGTAATTATATTCGCAATAAACAGGGTCGTTCAATCCTGTATGTTTTCCGCCTGTGTCTATGTCTTTTATTTTTTCCGTTGAAACCCAAGTTACAAACTTCATTGTTTCGTGCTTTATTAGTCTGTGAACTACTATCATATCGTCGCACCGATTTGTAAATGCTTTGCCGCCTTCAACGTGGTCTTTTAACGGCGCTTTTAAATGTCCTTTAAAGTCTCCTTCAGTATAAATATTTGAACTACGTCCGCTTTCAGTATTCGGGTGCGTGTTTATGTAAATTGTCATTCCTGTTTTGTTTACAAATTGTCTTGCTGCATTCATAAAATTATAGTTGCCCTCGTAAGTCATATTGCGGTCTAAACCTGTAAATGGGTCTATTAGTGCAACATCTGCTTCGCTGTCTTCAAATATTTTAAATAGTTCTTCGTGTTTGTACAGGCGGTCGTTTTTTACAAATGTAAAGTATTGTTCCAAGTATGTAGAATAGTTTCTTATTTCATCGTGGGTTAATTGCTTAAAATTTATTCCTGCGTACATTTGTATTAAATCTCGCAAAATTTGTCCGTGCTGGTTTTCACCGCTCCAAATTATAAACTTTAATTTGTGTTTAAGTGCAAGTGCTAAAAAATACCAATTAATAAAATAAGTTTTACCTACATTGTCGTGTCCTAAAATTATGTTTACTTGTTTACGTTTAAATTTTAAATATTCGTCTAAACCATTTCCAAGTTCTAAACCGTGTTTTATTTTGCCGTCTCGGTAGTTAAGTAAATACTCCAGTGCAGAACCGTTATTTAATAAGTCCATATTTTCTTGCTTTTATTTCTTCGGGTGAAATACCTTCGGAAGTTGGTTGGTTTTTTTGTAGCCATTTTACAGCCGTTAAATATAAACTTTTATATTTAGTATTTCCCTTATAATTTTCAATGTCGTTTAAAATATCGCTAATTTGATTGCTTGAATAATTTACTAATAACTTTTTTACTTCATCGTTAGTAATAGACAAATGAGCGAAGCTCTTATATATATCTTTTACATTAACATTAACATTAACATTATCAGCTATGTTTGCCATAGGTTTTATGCGTTTGCTATCGTTTGCTATATTTTGCCATCGTTTGTTAGCTCCAATTTTACCTGCTTCACTTCGTTTTTGTATCTTTTCGTCCCACTTTAACAAGTCACGTTTCAAACTTTGTTTTATAGGTTCAAAAGCAATTTCAGTTATAAAGTCTTCGCAAACTGGATTTAATTTGCTTACATATTTTAAAATGTGTTTAAACAATTTTCCCGCCTGTTCGTCTGTTAATTTTTCAACCGTATGCAAAACATCGGTATATAAAATAAATCCTTTTTTTTCTTCAGCCATACTAATTTTTTTAAATGAAAAACCCCTGTTGAATCCGCAGGGTCTCACTTCTGCTTCATTAACAAGGGTTAATAATTTTTTTTGTTCTATTACGTGAGACCGAACCATATTGCAAATATAAAAATTATTATTAAATAAACACGAATTAAAATAAATTATTTTTTATTCTTGACTGAATTTTACGCAAGTCAACTAAATTACGAGCTGCCACAATTTCTTTTCGTAAGTCAAGTTCTGGACGTTCTAAACTCAAAAGAAGTTTATAATACTCCGTGTTATGATTAAAAAGTTTATTTTTAGTTTCATCTAAATTTTTGTAGTTTTTTAAACCGTGCAAAATTGTTGCGTGGTTCATTCTAAATAAACTTCCAATACCTTTTAAAGTGTAACCTTGTTTTCGTAGCGTATTAAATAAATAAACTCGTTTGTGTATTATTTCAGCTTTACGGTTTTTCTGTGCAAGACCGTCTTGTTCTATTATTTGTTTTATTAGTTCTATCATTTTTCTATTTGTTTAATTTCAATTATAATGTCATCGTTTTTTTGTATTAAGTTTTTAACGTGCTGGATGTCGTAAGCTTCAACAATTCGTGTTTCTAACTTAACAGGTGCGCCAACATACGCCCAAGTTTTAAATGTTGCTTTGTATCTTTTCATTTCTTTAAATTTAGTTTGTTCGTTTTTTTTTATTCTGCAAACTTCAAGGTATAACCCTAAATCAAATGAACCCCGCCATTGTCTTTGCCACCAATCTAATTGGTCGTATATCGTTCCGTTTACCATATTTCGTTGTAAAAATTATAATTGCTTTCATCGTTACTTGCTTTCCACTCCCAAAAATCGTAATTTGCTAAATCGGAATTTATTATTTCCTGCATTTCTAAACGCAAGTCTTCTAAAAGACGAACACCCAAAACGTGCGGTTGTAAATGGTCGTCCGTTTCAATTATCCACTTTTGCGAAATTTCAACGTCTAATTCAATAAATGCGTATTCGCTTACTTCATCATAGTCGTTAAATTCCCAAGTTCCAGCAATTGAATATTGCCAACCTAAAAACTCATAGGTTAATTCCCAACCCCTGTTACATATTCCTAAATTTCTATTTTCCATTTTACAGCGCTTTTAAATACATTAAACAATAGAACATACCACCCAATACAATAAAAGCCGTTAGAGTGCCTAAAAAGTGCCTTAAAAACGATTTGTGTTCTTCGGTTGTTGGTGTAAAGTAATCAATTAAGTTTTTCATAGTTCAGTTATTACAAAAGTGTATAAATCATTTAGTTTAGTTTCTGCCATTAATTTGTTTGCGTAATCGGTTGCGTCTTGCAGGTCAACTGCGGTTACAATTCCTATAAACAATTCGTTCTGGTCTTTGTCTTGGTATTCTATTCTGTAGTCTTTTGTTGTATTATTATTTTGGTGGTTAAATAAATTTTCTACTTCCTGTAATTGCTCATCGTCTAAAAATGTTGCTAACGTTTGAATAATTAAATGCAGTTGATTCGTGTTTAATTTGTCTTCTTGTTGTTGTGTTTCCAAGAAGTCAATTACTTTGCTAAATTCTGTTTTCATAGTGTTTTGTTTAAAATTATATATTTATTTATTTCTAATTGAGATATTGGAAAAAATCTTCCAAAAGAATATCTGTAATATCTTACACCTTTTTTTGTCATCTTAATATGAATACCAAATTTTTTTCCGTTTTCATATTTAATTAAATTTCCTGTAAATTTCATTTCTGTTGTCATAGTGTTTGTTTTTGTTTCGTTAATAATTATATGCAAATATAAATACTATTTTAATAACTGCAATACTTTTTAACAATTATTTTTAATTTATTTTTAAAATGCTTGTGTTTATTGGGGTTGCTGAATAGAAAAAAGTGTAATTTATATTCATTCTAAATAAGAAAAACGTATAATTCAGGTAAATTTTACTTAATAAATCGGAATTATGCCGTTTATTGTAACAATTTGTGACAAAAAAAAACAGCTGCGTGCTGGGTGCTTACAACTGTTTTCTTTTAACTAACTATGAATTGCAAATATATTAAAAAATATGAGTTAATCGTGCAATTTGTCCAAATTCTTTATGATGTACGTAACCTTCAACCGCTTTCGGAACGCCTGTATATCCGTTTTTGTGATGCCAACTGTCGCTTCCTGAAGGACTGCGTAACGTTTCAAATGTAACTCCTATAAAGTCTTTACTTGTTTTGTGGTGTACGTGGTGCGAATAAATATAACGGTGTTTAGTTTTGCTCCAAAGTATTGGAAATTCAGTTGCAAGTAATAAAGGAAGGTTTTCGATTTTCGCTCCGTCACCGTGTGTTGTTCCGATAAGATTGTTTCCGTATCTAAATGCTTTTCGGTGTTTTAAGTCTACATTAAAACGAATACTTGAATTGCTGAAGTGCGCTTCTATTAACTGCATTAAAAAGAAACCGTGCGTCAAGTCGTGATTACTTGGATTGTAAACAACTTCAACGTCTGCAAAACTCATTAATTGTTCTAAAAGTTCTATATAAAGGTTTTTAGCCATTAAAAAATTGTCGTACCACATTCCGTCCGTGTCTTGCGGTGTTCCACCTGTTGTAGTTCTTCTGGTGTTGTCGGTATGTAATATGTCGTTTCCTGCAACGAATAATACTTTGTCAATATAAAACCCTTTTGCTTTGTTTAAAATGCCTTGTAGTCCGTCTTTTGCGCGTTTAACGGCTATCTGTGAATTATAGTCTTCGCCTGTTTCAAATGCTGTTGCTAATTTTCCAATATGTAAGTCGGCAATATCAATTACTAATAAATGTCCGTCCGTATCAATGTCGTATTTTATTACTGTATCAGTATATTTCGGGGCGTGTAACTTTACTTCTTTAATACATTCGTCTTTTATTTGTTGAATAGCGTTTAGTTCTTCAGCTTTAAAGTTTGGGTTCTTAAAAAATAAAGAAGCTTGTTTAGTTTTTAACCAACCGTGTTTAACGTCTTTGTCATCTACTCCAGCTTCGTCTGTTGCTTCTTTTATTCCACGATACTGCATTAAAACTTCAATCTCGTCTTGTTTAAGTCGAAACCTTGCGCTGTTATTTTTCATAAAAAATTTAGATTAATGATTGTTTTGCGTACTTCCATAAGTACGAAAGTAGTAAACCTATTCCAACCCCTACAAATAATAAGTTTAAATTTCCTTTTGGTTGTTTACTCTTTGCTTCAGATTTTGCCTTTTGCCCTTCAGCTCGTGCCTGTGCTTTTTCAACTATTCGGTCTTTGTAAATAGTTTTAACTTTAATTCTATACTCAATTTTTTTGTCTAATCGTGTTTTAGGAACGTACTCTGTTTTCCATTGTACAATAGTGTCAAAAGTTCTTAAAAAAGTTTCGTAATACGTAGTGTCAAATTTTGTAATTAAAACGCTATCTAACTTTGTTATTGTCAAAGTGTCTGCGGTGTCTTCACAAACGTAACCTTTTTTTATTGCTTTGTTCAAATGATATTGAGCCGAACACGAATAAAGTAAAAAGCTAATAATTACTATAAATAGTTTTCCCATTTTTTTTGGTTGCTTTTAATACTTGTTTACGATTTTTAGAACTGAAACTAACGTGAACCCAAGACGGGTTTTCATCGTTTCCAAACTCCCAAATAAGTTGGTCAAAATCTAACTTGTCTTTAATAAAATTAAAACCCTTTGCGCCTATTTGCAAATCCATTGCTTCGCCTTTTGTGTGTTGTGAAGTCTTTGCACCGCCTATTAAACGATTAACCTGTAAACTACGAAAACCTGAACTAATTTGTATCGGTGTGTTTAGGTATATTCTTAACGGCTCAAAAACGTTTTCACATAATAATTTTGCGCTTTCAATTTGTGACAAACTCATTTCGTTTTTTATTCCACGTAGCGTTGCTATTCCTGAAACTTGAAACTCTTTTAATGTAACGTGTGCGCTTAAATTCATTTTAACTTGTTTAAATCGTCTTTAACTTCTTTTGCTCGTGCAAATAATAACTTCATTGACTGCCAAAGGTCTATTCCTTTAACAACTTTGTAATTTTCGTTTATAGACATTATTTCAATACTTGCCAGAACCAACGCTAACACCTTTGTAATCATTAATGGAACTGAAAAGAAGACCAAAATTATATCGTTAAGAATAAAATAGTCTATAAGGTAAAAAAGTATTACTGTCAACTCATAAAGTAAAAGTTTAGAAACTATTGCCGAAAGTTTGCGGGATGTTATTTCTTGTTTTTGGTGTTTTGCTTTCCAAATTCCTGTTGCCGTGTCCGACAAAATTAACACGAACAAAAGTCCAAGTATTCCGCTAATAGGTAAGAAAAACGAAAAGCAAATTGTTATAAGTTTCAACGCTGAATTTTTAATTGTGTAAAGTAATAAATATAGTTGTAGTTTCATAATTCTAAATCTTCAAGTGCTTCGGTTAAACTAAAAGTTAAATAAAAAAATAAAGTAACCCCTGCCAAATTAATATAAGGTTCTGTGCCTTGACAAATCAAAGAAAACGAAGTTAAAAAACCTGCTATAAAATAAGCTGTTGCTAAATAATTACTTTTCATTATATACCTCCGTCTGTTATAATCCATAATGCTGTCCCTGTTAATACTAATCTCCCTGCTGTTGCTGCTGATGTATATTTAGCTGTGCCAAAGTCTATGTCTAAACTTGGTTGTACTGATTGTGTACTCCACCCATTATAGATTGCGTTTAGATTAGTTGTAGAGAATGTTGCAGGAGTTTTGCCTTCCATAAAACCACTAAAGTCTTGAACATTTGCTACATTCCAGGAACCTATGTTTTGATTAAATGCAGTGGCATTTTTAAACATTTGATTCATATTTGTAACTGCTCCTGTATTCCAAGAACTTATGTTTTGATTAAATGCAGTAGCATCTCTAAACATTCTACTGATATCTGTAACTGCTGAAGTATCAAAACTCAATGGCTGATTAAATACCGAGCAACCAGAAAAAATTTGTCCCATATCCGTAACTGCTGATGTATTAAATGATAACGATTGATTGAATACCGAGCAATAAGCAAACATAGCATTCATATTTGTAACTGCTGATGTATTGAATGTTAATGGTTGATTAAACGCTGTGCAACCACTAAACATATCATTCATAGTTGTAACAGCCGAAGTGTTGAAACTTAACGATTGATTAAATGCTGTGCAACCCTTAAACATCTCATTCATAGTTGTAATTGCTGAAGTGTCCCAATAATTTATATTATTGATTGTAGTTAAAGAAGTACAGTCAAAAAACAAGTCAGTAAAATTAGTTACTCCTGTTAAATTTAAAGTTCCTTGTACTGAAGATAAATCTAAATTAGGGCAATATGCAAAATTATAACCTAAATTATCAGCACCTAACTGAAGCTGTCCCCAATTTACTACTGAAGTCAAATAAGTTGAACCACCAGCAGTAGCCAAATCCCAACCTATGCACTCTCCCCTAACTATAACCGTGTAAGTTCCTGCTGTTGCGTAAGTGTGTGTTATATTAGCAAAGCTATTAACGCTTGTACTTCCGTCACCCCAATCAATAGTTCCTGAATAAGTTCCTATTGCTGAATAAGGTAAATAAATTTGCTCACTATTAGCAGTTGTAGTCCATTCAGTAGTAAATGCGCCAACTATATTTGTTAAACCTTGGTAACTTACTAATTCCGAAGAACCCCAACCAATATAATTATTTGCGCCTTGTCCCCAACCTATTTTGTTGTTAGAAGCTCCGTCACCCCAACCGTTTTTATTTGCCATTTTCTAATTTCTTTAAATAAGTTTTTAACTTAACTATGTTGACTTCTTTGGGTTTGTATGTCTTTAAATGTACCATCCTGTGTAATTATTGTTTGTGTCTGGAAACATATCGCTATTTGAATTACTATTGTATTCAGGAAACAAATTATTGTTATTACTTATGTAGTCAATAAAACGTTGTGTGTAGTGTTGCGCTATTTGTGTTTCCTTTTCAATTAAAAAGTCTATTTCGTTTTTTTCTACGCTCGTGCTATTCTCGGAATTGTGTTTATAAACTCCTTTGTTTGAAATCGTGTAAGCTGCGAACGGCAAATAATACTTCATAGCTAAATGAATAAGCATCGGCTTTAAATAAGTCGTTGTAAGCGTTAAATAATTGCCCGTTAATGTACTTGCTAATATATCCGCTTTTATCTTGTCTAATAGCTTCGTACCCGTGAAATTTTGCAAGTCTGTATCTTGTGCAATCTTGATATATTGAATAAAATTGTCCGTGTCAACGTTTCCGTTTAACGAAGTAAATTTAACTATGTCTTGTCGTGTTACTAAAAGTGCTTCAGCCATTAATTCTCTTTTTTATTTTTAGGTAAAAACCCTTTGTTCGGCATATCAATTGGACGTGTACTTACTAACTTTGGGTTGTTAATTACATATCCGTATTTTTCTGCCTTTTGTCCTGCTATTTGTTTTGCTCGTGGACTGTTTATATCAATGTTTGTTCCTTCAAAACTTGCGTAAACTTGTTTGTTCCAACGGTGATGACAATTGCCACCGCCTTTATACAACCAAATTGAATACGTGTCAGCTCCTTTCGGGCCCCAACCTTCGTTTACTACTTGTGTTGTCATTCTTAAAATGTCTTCTTTACGGTAAATTTTGTTTGCTACTATCATTTGTGTACAAAATTCACGTCTATTTTTTGTTATTTCACCAACGTATTTATATCGCGTAAAAAATTTAACTCCGTCTATTAATTCGTCTTGTTCACTTTTGCTGTTTGGAAACGCTGAACCTGTTGAAACCAAGTTAACAATTTTACTTAACAAACTTTGTTTAGGTTCTTTGCTTAATAGTTCGTTTTCTTCTTCGTCTGTATCGTAGTCAACTTCTTTTTCGTCTATTAATAACCATTCGGGGTTTACGTCTTCGCCTAAATCAATTAACGGGTTTGTGTGTGCGCTTAATTCTGTTCCTGTTTCTTCTGCAATTTGTTCTTCGTTTTGCGTGTTTTCCAAGTCTGTAAATTCAAGCGGTTGTAAAGTCTTAAAAAATAACTTTAAAGCAACTCCGTTATAAGCTAAAATGCTATCAAATGCGTCAAGTAGTTCTTCTTGAAATGGTCGTATAACCATATTGTCAAAAAGAACCGAACTATTTTTTAATTCGTCTGCGTTTGAACTAAACCCGTTTGTTGAAGCAACCCCAAATAATAACGGACTTGTAATATTGTGTCCTAACATTATTTTACGTAAACATTCTTCGCTTAAATAAGTGTAGTGTTCTGGAGCGTCGTTTAACGGAATATCTTCAACTGTTGTTTTTGATTCTGCGTTGTTGTTAAACGCAACAATAACTTTTTGTCCGCGTGAACCTGTTAGTTTGCTTAAAACTTTGTTTGAAATTATTTGTTGTTGTTCGTCTGTTGGTACTCCGTTGTTAAAGTTTACAACTTTTGTTCCGCTAAATCCGTTTTGTACTTCGTTAATTAAATAGTCTGCAATTTCTTCTTCTAAAAGTGTATAAGGTAACGCACCTTGATAGTCAGGATATGCGTAATATTTCATTCCAACTGAATAAGGTTTAGAAAATAAAATTTCTATTTTGTCTTTTGAATAACCAAAAGCGTTAAATCTAATCGGTGCATATTTTTTAGTATCTTCCCAATTGTCGCTGTAATAATAACCTGTTATGTTTCCGTCTTTGTCGCATTTTTCAGCTCGTAATAAATTAACAGGAATATGATATGCCTTTAATATTTTGTCGTGCTTGTCGTTGTAGTGAACTTGAACTGCAAATTGCCCAAACATTTTTCTATCCAAAACCATTTTACGCACGTCTTCTTTGTGAAATAAAGACATCATTTGTGCGTACTCGTTCGGCTTTTTGTTAGCGTCTAATGCACTTAAACCTTTTCCGTAAATTAATCGCGCTACGTTGTTTATAATAGCGTTGTTCGTTGTTGAATTGCTATAACGTTCAATTAAGAATTGAAAGTATTGGTCGCCGTCTTCGGTTAAAAAGTCCACCCAATTTTCTCGGTTTGTTTCCGATACTACTGGCGACGTATAAGCCGACAAATTAAGTACGTGTATATTACTCATAAACTATAAATTCATTTGTTGTTGAATTAGAAACATACTGGTTATTGTTAACCGAAAACGTCACTAATGATTGTGCCGTGCAAAATACTCGGTCTTTGTATATTATTGTTGTGCCTATTCTTAAAACTAAATTGTAAAAATGTCCTTCAACTAAAGCAAAGGTTGCTGTTATCGTGTTTATATAGTCTCCAACCGTGCTTGACGTAATTGCTACCGCTGTTGTTACGTTTGTTTGTTCGTCTGTTAGTTCCATAACGTTAAACGTGTTGTCACGTGGAATAAAACTAAACGTTTGCGGACTTCCTGAAGGTGTTAATACTATCATATAGTTATAATTAAATATTCGTGTTTTTGTTCTTTTTTTAAGACAAAAAAAAAGCCGAACTATTAAGAACGGCTTTAAAAATAATTTTTTTAATTTTAGTTAGGGTCAACTGTTGCTCCTGTGAAACAACTACTAACCAATAAAGCATCTGTGTAAGGTGAAGTAACCGACAAATGATTTGCAGGAATTGCTTCTTGTCCAACAAGTGTAATAGTGTAACCGTTTAAGTCACCCATTGCAGTACCATTTGAAATAAGTCCTGTTGTTACGTCCATTCCGTTATTAAGTCCTGCTAAAAAGAAATTGTTGCTATTAGTCTTAATTACTACGTGTGGACGACCCCAAGCAAGTAACTTCATTTGTTTTGTAGTAACTGTATCTAAACCTTTTATTGTAAAAGTTAAAGTTTGTTCAACAAAAGTAGTTCCGTTTTCACGTGAACTTGTAACTGTTTGCTCAAAACTATTTGCGCCTTTCAAATCGTATTTAAAAAGTGTAAACGCTCCTGCTACTGTATCAATTTGGTCTTCATAATCTGTTGAAGTATCATAAGTAATTGTACCCATTAAACCGTAGTTAATAAAGTAAATACTTTTTATACCGCCAACAAATTCTTTGCATTGCTCTGCACGTCCGTGCGTTAATAAACAATTTGACATTTTGTTTTGTTTTTAAATTATGAATAAAATAAAGCGCAGTTACCTACGCTTTTTATTTAATATTATACTCCGTAAAGAACTACGTCTGAACCAATACCATATTGAACCGCTCCGTTATAACGCATAATTACACGTACATTTTGCGAACCGTCTATATCAGCCATATCAATTACTTTTACAAGTGACTTGTCATTTAATAAACCGCAACCAAAATAAAGGTTATCTACTGTTGTTGCAACCATATTGTTTGCTCCAAGTCCGTTAGCCATAAAAATTGGAATGCCGTCGTAAGATAAACTTCCGTTTGTGTACCATTGTGTTCCCTGTGTGTTTGTTCCGTTTGCCCCTAAACCTGAAGCGCCAAAACCACCCAATGCACGAACGTACAATTTAGCAATTTTTTGAGAAACATAAATTCTTAAATTTTCGTTTCCGTAAAGTGCTGCAGGAATTAAATCTACAGTTCTACCAATTTCGCCAATTACATTTGTTGCGTCTAAAGTTGTTGTTAGTGGAGAAGAAACGTCAATAACGTCCGAGTCTGCTAAAAACAAAGTTTTGAAACCTGCAAATTCTCCTGCTGTTGCGTTTGTTCCGTTCCAAATTGTAGTTTCAATTTTAGCTGCAACTTTAGCTGCTACGTGTGCAATTAAAAAGTCTGAAAAAGATTTTGGTAACGTTTTAAAAGATGAATAACCCATTTCAGCCGACTGCCAAGATTGCGCCAAGTCTGATTTGCAAAGTTGTAAATTTACTTGAAATTCTTCTGTTGTTAAAACTCGTTCTGTTAGTGTGATAGTTGATGTTGGTGTGAAATCACAAGTTGCGTTTGCAACGATGTCGCCTGTTGCAACTTTTTGCATAACTTGTTTGTAAGCTACGTTCGGAAGGATAGTTACTCCGCCTTGCTCAAGTGTTGGTGCAGACAATAAAGCTGCTGCTAAATACTTACCTGCAAATTGACCTTCGTAAGTAGTAGTTATAGATGTTGTTGTACTTAAATTAATGTTTTTCATTATGTAAATTTTTAAAGATTAAACTGTTGTAAATGTAATTGCTCCTGCGGTTGTTCCTACTCCTGAAACATACCAATTAACTCCGTCACAATTTAATTGAACAAAGTCCCCAATTGTGTCAGCAGCGTGTGCAAAAGTAATTGTGTTTCTATTTGCCGAAGCTACGTTAACTGAATTTACAATTGCTCCACCTTGAATAACGGCTGTAGCCGCTACAATTGTCCAAGCAGTAGTTGCAAATAACGCTTGAACTTGAAAACGAAAATTTAAACCTGCTGAACTTGCTACTGCGGGTAAAGAAATTTGCGCCCCTGCTGCTGCATTCAAAGATAAAAGTTTTCCAGAATCTGCTGCGCTTAAAGTAATTGCTGAACTAATTACTTGTGTTTCTAATACTTGACGTAAATCGTCATTTGATATTGATATTAATGTACCACTCATTTTTTTTTATTTTAAAATTGTTTATACTATTTGTTTATTTTTTCTATAATTGAATCCATTATTGAACGTGGTCTTTTACTTGCGTATTGGAAGTGTTCAACTTCATTCGTGTTTTCAGGGTTAAAAGAAATTGGCGTGATGTCTGAAAGTTCGGTTACTTCTGTTGTAACTTCGTCAACTTTAGACAACGTTTCTAATTTTGCTTTTAACTCTATATTTTCTTGTGTTAATTTTTCTATTTCTGCAAAGAACGTTTCTTTAACTATGCTTTCGATTGTCTTCTTTGCTGTTGGTGTTGCTTCCGCTTCAACTTCAACTTCTACTTCTGGAGCTTCTTCTTCAACAACTTTTTCTTCAGTTGCAACTTCTTTTATTTCTAAAATAATTCCTTCAACTTCTACAACTAAAATACGTCCGTCTTCTAATTCGTATTCTCCAATTGGAACAGGTATTTTTTGTTCGTCTTCAGTTACAATAAAAACTTCTTTGTCCATTTCAAAAGCGTCTGCTTCAAAAATTGTTATTCCGTCCATTAACTTCATTGTTTCTAATTTTACTTCCATTCCAAGTAAAGTTTTGATTTGATTAATTACACTTGTTTTCATATTTGATTATTTGTTTATTATATTTGTTTAACATATCCAGTCATACTTGCTACCATTCTTGATTTTGACATAAACTCGCTTGCTCTTTTAAATTCTGGATAATCTGAATATTTCAAGCCTAATTCAGCAAATTGTTTTTCAAATGTTCCGCCCATTATATTAATAGTTTTTTGAGAAGCAACAATTTCATCTCCTAATTTTACTATTTGAGGTTTTAACGCATCTATTTTATCATATAAAGCATTAAAACTTGCAAGAGACTTTTCTGCATTAGTTATTTCTTTAACTAAATCATTAATATTTGCTAACTCAACTTCGTGTTTTGCTAATTCCGTTTTGTCCTCAGCTAACTTGTTGTAAATGTTTTGTAGTGTGTTCATATATGTATAATTTAATTGTTTATTATTTGTTGTATTTTTAAATTAAATTGCGCCTATTCCTTGCGCTGGTAAACTTCCGTCACAACATTTTATTGAGTACGTTTTTCCGTCTTTACATAGGCAACCACGTTGACCGCCTTTTGGACTTGTTTTAGCTTGTGCTACTTGTTTTGTTATTTTCTTACTCATCGTCCTTGTCGTGTATAAGTTTTTGTATAATTTTTACTTGACTTTAATTTGCTATTGCGTGTTTTTGCGTGAACTCCTGCACGTTTTACTTTCGGTTTTTTAAGATGAACTTTAACGTTAGTTTGCTTCGCCATTTAAATTGCGTGATATAAAAATTTGCTGTCTTCTGTATGTTCTTTTCCTGTCATTAAATTACCGTTTGCGTCTTTGTGTGTTTCACCGCTCCAAATTTTACCGTCTATTGTGTAGTGTGTTTGTCCTTCTGCAAGTTCTTCTTTTCTTATCTGTTTAAGTTTTCTACTTGCCCATTCTACTCCTGCATCACCACCCCAAGCTAACCACATTAAACGACCGCAACCGTCTCCAAGTTCTCTTTGTGAATTTTCTCTTTGACGTTCAAAACTTGCCATTCTTGCTATTGTGTCTTCGCTTATGTTTTCGCCATTTGCTAATTGATTTGCTCGTGCTTTTCCAACAGGTGTTCCGCAATCACCCCATCCGTTTTCTTCAGCATAACGTAAAGCTATTTTTGCGTTTTCTTTTGCTTGTTCTGGGTAGTCGTTATATGTTTCTAAATTAGTTTTTTCGTCTCTTAAAATTAAATTCTTTATTTCTGTAATTAATAAATCGTCTTCATTTACTAAACTCATTTCGTATTTGTCTGCAAAATAACCTTCAATACTAAATCCTTTTACTTCTCCTAATTTTACTTTGTTCCAAATTTCATCGTTGTTTACTTTCATAGAAATAACCCAAGTACCTTTTGGAAAATTAAATCCGTAGTTCATACTTTTGTCGTGTGAACCTTCAACTATCCAACTTTCAACAACACTCATTCCTTCTAACTTTTGTTTGTGTTCTAAAGTTGCGTTGTTCTGGTTGCTGTTCATAAAAAACAATTCACTTGCTTTGCGTACGGTTTCTTCTGAAAAATAAATATAGTATTCTTCGTTCTTGTCGTTCTTGCGGTAAATTTGTTTGTTAGGAATTAAAGCCGCACCCATTAATATACGCTTTTCAGCATCAACTTCTTTGAGTTCTATTTCGTGTTTTTTTAGTGCTATAAAGTCGCTTTCTATTGCAGGACTTTCAACAACTGAAACTGCGTCTATTCCGCTTGTTTCGTCTTTTTCGTCAATTATTAATTCAACTATTCGCATATCTATTTAATTAAGTTTTTGTTTGTTTGTTGTATTTTCTAACCGCCTAAAGTTGCGTTTGCTAACCTGTTTCGGTCTAACGCCTGTTGTGAAGTTACTTGTCCTGAAACTACGTACGCTTGTATTGGTTGTTGGTTTAAACTTGCAAGTTGATTAACTCCGCTTTGACCTACAACGTTAAATTGTGGCGCTGACATCGTTGGAGCTGTTGCACCGCCACCGCCACCGCCACCCGCTGAACTTCCACCGCCTTCAAATTGTGTTTTTGCTATTTTAGCAACTTGAATTGCTCCAGTTGCGGCTGCTATTCCTGCTTCTACAAATTGCGTTCCTGTTGCTAATTTTATTGGGTTACCACCCGCAGTTAAAGCTCCTGTAACGGCTAAATAAGTATTTGTTAAAGCTGAAGCCAAGTTAAATGCTTTTTGTGCCTTAAACGCTTTGCGTTGGTCTTTTTCGCTTTTTCCTGCGCTCATTTGAAAAGCATCATTTAAAATAGATAAAGCGGACATAGCCATATCAATTCCTTTTTTTGTTAGTTCTCGTTTTTTATCTGCTTCTTTCTTTGCTATTTCAATTGCTTTTTCACTTGTTAATTTTTCACCTTCAAGTCTTTTAGTTCCTGTTGCTAACATTTCGGAAATAACATTTTTAGAATTTGTAGACCTTATATTTGCTTCTGCATCGTCATATTTTTTAGTTATTGCTGCTAAACCTAAACGCTTTTCTTCTTCTAATAACGAAACATCAATTTTAGATTTTTTACCTTCTTCAATTAATTTTGTATATTTTTTATTTATTGCATCAACTTCCTTTTCTTCGTCTGTTAAATTACTAATTCGTATTTCTTCTTTTAATGAATTTATGTTTTCGTTTAAAGTTTTAATACGTTCTAATTCAGCTTTTGCTGCTTCTTCGTTTTGTTGTTTAATTGCTTCGTTGTGCGCTTTGTTTGCGTCTTTTGCTTTCGTGTTGTTGTCGGTTAATTCTTGACGAACTTCAACAGCGTTTTTTCTAACAATATCATTTTTATTTTTTATTGCGGCTTCTAAATCTTTACGTTCTTCTGCGGAAGCTTTTCTTGCTTCAGTTGTTATTTCTCTTTGCTTTTCAATTTGTTCATCTGTTGCGTCTGAATTAATTAAATTTGCTAACGTATTCTTGTTTTTCTCGTATGTATTTTTCGCCGTTGCTAAACTTGCTTTGTTAAGTGCAATTTCTTCTTCTGCGTGTTTTAAAGCTAATTCTCTTAATGCTTTTGTACTTGCACCTGAAGCTTTCGCCATTTCGTATTCGTGTCCGTTTTTTGTTTTTAATGCTTCACTTGCACGTTCACTTGTTTTTATTTGTTGCTTTAATGCACTTTCGTTCTTTTTAATTGCTGCTTCATTTTTGGCGTTTGCGTCTGCACTTGCTTGAAACATTGTAATCAACTTGTAACCAACTGCTATTAAAGCAATAGTTGCCGCTACAATTGCACCAATTGGGTTTAAAGACATTGCTAAATTGTAAGCATATTGAGCCGCAGTCATTATTTTTTGAAATACTGAATTTGCTTTTATAACCGCTCCAAGTTGTTTAAAACTATCTATGCTTTCACCAACAGCTTGTGCACCTGAAGCCAACGACATAGCGCTCTGAACTTTTTCTAGTGCTTTTTGTACACCTTCGCTTTCTAAACCAAATACTCCTAAAGCACCTGTTGCAACATCAAAACTAGCACTAACTCCTCCTAACGATTTGGTTAACGCATTGAATTTTGCATCAGGGTTAAAAGCGTCAGTTAAAGTTTTAGCATCTCCTATTTTGTCTTTTAAAACCGCCGCTTTCTTTGCTGCGTCAACAGCTGCTGCAGAAGTTGCTCCGAATTTTTCTGACAACGTTTGAACTTCAAGTTGTGCTTCTTTAAGTTGTTGTTTTAAATTGCCTAAATTAGAATTTACTTCTAATTCAATTACTTTTTTTTCAGCCATTATCTTTTAGTTTTTTTTCTATTAACTTTTTGCGTTGTGCTTGTTTCCATTGTTCTT